GTTGAGATAAAATACAATGAAACGGGATGAGGTCGAAACCTAAAAATGTTGAGGCACAAACAGGCCACCCCATCCTCAAATTTAGTATGCTGGAGATTTATTTAAATCCTAGTTTTGAAAACTTCATCATTTTCATCATATATCACTAATTCCCGATTTTCCTTCAATATCAATTCGATTCTACGATAGCAATACAATACGTCTTCTTCCCGTACCGAGAATTTTACTTTATAATTTCCAAAGGTATCTTTATGGGATCTTATTTGTATAGGCATTATACCTATCGTATTCAGAATGTGCCCTCTGATATTATTCAATCTATGCTCCCCATGTCCTCTTATCATCCTATGCGGAAAAGCTTCCCATACAAATGTCTGCATTAGTTCAATTCTCCTAGATGTTCTGTATCTGATTGCTGTACTACTGGATCTTTCGGATTAAGATCCACCAAAGATACCGATATGAAGGATATTGTTTTATCTTCATTTACTTTTGTCGATAGATCTTTGGTAACCAATACCAATTGCTTAGTGAAGTTCTGCAAACTCAATGGCTTAAAGCCATATGTTTGAGACCATACTGCATATTTAGAGTATACATCTTCTCTGCTATGCCCGATTATATCTGTCACTGGAATAGTATTCAGGAACGCATACATCGGGTTAGTATCATACTGTAACCGTAATAGCGAATCATCTGCTTTCTCGCAATATGTGAATTTTTTATTTCTCCATAATCTTCTAAGACCCTCTACTCCCAATTTGATAAGATAAGACATGCCTTTAGGAGTTACCAATGTTCTTTCAAGACCTAATTTGTTTGGATACTTAACTCCATCAAACGTTCTTGTGAACGGTATGATAACAAGTCTTCTCATTCCTGCACCAGTAGGATCTCTGAATTGCGGAATTTGGTTAGCACTGAATATCATTTTAGCGCATGGAATATGATTAAATGAATTTTGGTGCTTAAATTCTACAGTAAGCGCATCTCCTGTAACTATCTTTTTGAATATTGAAATATCTTCCAAATACATATCCGATATATCAGATCCAAGGTTTACCATTTTCCCAACGATATTAGCTAATCTGAATTGGTTATCCAAATCTTTAAGATCTAATGTAGAGTAATTGTATACTCCTATCATGGCTCTCAATACTGCTAAGAGAGTGGACTTACCATTGCTCTTATCTCCAGTCAATATGAATGCTTTTTGAGCGAATACTGAGGTTGTAAAGCAATATCCTATCATTTCTTCTATGACTGCTCTCACTGCATTATCATCATCGGATATGGACTGCAAAAATTCATCCATTTCCTTATCGTAAGCATTTGGATCCCAATCCCAAGGAAGCTGTGTAGTAGAGAATATCTCTGGAGTTAACGGTATAGTTTCCAAAGTACGCATATTCAATATGCAATTGGACATCCATAGCAGATCTGGATCTGAATTTTCATATGATTCCAATAAACTGTCTGAGGCACGATCCGCTATTTCCTTACGTTGAACAGATGATAATCTATTCTCAATCTGCAACAACGCATGCTTGACAGCATAATCACCCCCTACCCACTTAGTTCCATACCATGCCCAAATCTTATCTGCGCATTTCCTAGGATGGTAATCTTTAACGAATTGGTCATAGATTGCTATAAGATCATCATTGTTGAATCCTTTTTTAGTAGCATTTATGCCTGAATAGGATTCTGATCTTAATATTGTTTCAATCTCTTTTTCAGTTAAAGGTTCTTTCAAAACTTTATCGTTGATAAGTTGATATAATTTTGTGATCTCTTCTAATGACCAACCTGCTTTCTTAAGCGGTATCATGTTTTTGTACAGAGTACTATTCCTGCTTCCTTCGACCATTCCATATATTTTCTGCAAAGAATAATTTGGAATGAGGAATTTAGGCAACTCTTGCAATTCGGTAGTTCCGTAAATCTTGTTTCTTGGCTTCCCGTTTACCTTTAGGCAAGCGATACCCTTTCCGCCAACCTTTGTATCGCACTCGATACCCAAAGGCACGGCACAGTGCGTTACCTGCTCATTATTGACAGATTTGAAAAAGAAATGATACCCTCTATCAGTTTTATGTACAACTGTCTTGAGTTCCAGGTCTTTTACGATACTTAGCAAAAGTTCTCCTTCTTCCTCACTATCAACATCGAACAGCACTACACCATCGTTCAATACTCCAGCGTAAGATTCGCAATCTTTGACTTTCTGCAAAGGATCATATGATGTAAGATATCCTCTTTTAATCGGGGATTTACCATTGCATTCAACATAACCCTTGAATATCTCCATTATGAGAGCCTCTGTTGAGTTGTGTCGATTTCTTTTTCTATCACGTCAATGTATTCAGGCATCAATTCGATACCCACTCCGTTGACCCCTTTCTCTTGGCACACCTTGAGAGTAGTACCTGAACCTGCGAATGGATCCAAAACCGTGCCATTCTCTGGTACGCACGTATCAAAAGGAACATCTAACAGATCTTTGGGGAATGGCGCGATATGCACTCCGTTCCTTTGGCAAGATGGATTGATATACCATACGGCTCTCATGTTCCTACCGTTGGCGATGCTTGTTTCATCATACGGTAACTTATCTACTTCCACAGCCCCCTCGATGCTTTGATTGGATTTATTGGAATGGTAAGGATACTGCAATCTTTTAATGGATACTTCGGAATAAGGAAAGGTCTTCTGTTTGAAATAATATTTCGGGTTCTTCACGAAAAAGAAGAACGGCTCATAATTGTTAGTAAATCTATCTGTACAGGATTGTGGCATTACTGTTTTCTTATACCATATCACTTCATTGCGCAGTATCCATCCTCTATCGCACATATCTACACTGAACCTATTTGGAACATTACATAAAGATTTGGCAACGACATCTTTGCCTTTGGAATAGGAATCTCCAAGATTGACCCATAGGCATCCAGTCTCTTTGAGTTTAGGTTTTATCATATCAAAAAGATCACACAAATGTTGAGTGTACATTTTCACAGTAGGTTCTAATCCTAGTTGACCATACCACGCACCGCATTTTGCACAGTGCATCGTCATTTTCTTACCTCTAGGAACATTTGGATTGGATGCATCATCCTGCCATTCATGCTCACATTTTGGATATTCTTTACCTATCACTGCATAAGAATCCCCATAGTAACGTAATGCGTAATAAGGTGGGGATGTAATGCACATATCAATACTGGCATCCGCAATATCTTTCACTTTCTCGTAGCAATTCCCTTTCAGGAGTTCAATTGTCATTGTGCCTCACACCCATAGAGTGGTAAGAGTTCTTTTGCCATTTTAATGTAGCGGTTAAGGTCTACCCATTTAGGTACAGGAACATCCTTCACCGCACTATTCACTACACGCAACGTCCCATCTGCACGGCTTATATTCATAAGTTTAGAGCAAGTCGGAGTTCCGAATATGGACGTGCATAATTGAGAATTAGATCCTCCACGAAGTTCATAGCCATCTGTTGCATAGAATATCCGATTGTATTTTGTGTCTAATATTTTTGGATCCCCTTTCGTCAATGCGATACAGAAGTCCATGTTTTTTGGGGTCTTTATAATTTGTTGAAAGTTCATAAGAGAAGTCTCCGAATGTATGCTTTGCTCGATTGGTGTTGAGCATAACAAATAGTTTTTAACAGCATTCTGCACAGCTATGAGTTGCTGGTTAAGATCTTCATTTTTAAATAATCCCCCAACTCCGTCAGTGCTTCCATCTGTATACCTTATAAGATAATTATTAACATCTTTTTGCCAAATATCTGTAAGATTTTTAAATTTGAAATTCATAAAGGTACGCTTGCCCCATTCATTACAGGTATCATGTACGGTTTCCTCATTATCATACTCAAAAATAATACCATCGGTATTTGTTTGGATAAGCTTGAACCTATCGCAGTTGTTTTCCAATTGGCATATAAGATCCGTGATCAGCAATTGCCCATTCACCACCACATTGTTGAAATTATATGGGTCGTATACAGGATTGTATACATCATCCGATATGCCAAATACGGTATTGATCAATATCTTATACGAATATGCCATGTCTTCTTTTCCATCTGCAACATATTGCTGTCTCATATCATAGATATGCTGGAAAGTCGGATATTGAACCGTCCTAGATAGCATCTTAAGTTTCAGCATTAAGGATGGGTAATAAGATTTCACATCCAAATATCCTAATTTTATAGTAGTATCAAGAGAAACCGAAGAATGAAAATTAGGTCTGGCAGAATGCAAGCCACCTGACCCGTATCTGTGAGGAACTCCTGCGACATCGAATATCAAACTTTTGGATCTATCGAAAGAAGTTTCCATATCTTTGTAGAAATCGTATATCGGGGTGTAATGATCATTCAGTTGGATAAGAGACGATAGCCTTACTTTGTTAGCATCATATTCGGACTTGTGCAATGGAACTGCGCCAAGTACTTTAGCTGTGATCTGGGCATGCGTGCGAGATAGCCATTCATATCCTAAATGAAACTCGTTGACAAGATTGAGAGACGTTTTGAATTTACCTTTGGTGGCTTGAAGAACGCCTGCTGTGGCTAATACATCTTGCTTGCAATATCCGCCTATGACTTCCAACTGCTCACGTGTTAGATTGGCTGTACCGAAAGGAACTGGGGTTTCTGTCATATCCATGCCCATTTGCCCTTCCAACATTTTAAGACCTATAGGTGCGCCTCCGACACGTACCATCGTATCATAATGACATGCTGGAACGTTGCATATTCCCATCGGATGGGATCTTTCTACTATTATGCTATTGCTCACCTTATATGGATCTTTATCATTTAGTATGGCATCCAATATCCATTTATCATAGTTGAGAGAATTGTAGCCTACCCATACTTCTTTCTCATGGGTTTTATAGAACTTTACAAGCTCTTGCCTATCATTGCATATCATGTTGAATTGTTTATTGTGGTCTAGAAAACACACTAGCCAGTCTGTAGGAAATACCTCGAAATCGAATACTATCATTAGTGACCATGCCTCAATGGTTTAAAAAGTTTGGAAAAAAAGTTTATTGCCGTAATTTTTTAAGGTATTGCGGTAACGTCCTTTATGGTGAAATTTCTGAACGTCTTAATGGTCTTGATAGTGCACACGAATACGACATTGCTGTAATCCATTTCGTTCAAAACGGATTTGCAAAATTCCACATCGTCACTTGTTTCCCAATCATCATCTTTGATCTTTGTGAACATCGGGATGGTATTTGTATCGAATACCTGCATACTATCCAAGAAACGCCTGATCTTTGCAATACCTTTTGCGAGTACGTCCAGTGGTGAATTTCTGTATTCCGCTTCTGGTGAAGAATCTGTCTTATCCACTTTGCAGACATTGTTGGCATACATCTTGTGAAATTCTTTTCTACCTACAAGCGGGCCATCCATCACTTCAAACTCGAAACTGAATTTGTGATTGCCTTTCGTACTCTCGGATGTCTCCAAGCCTTTGAACTCCATGTTGTATGTTCCATCTGGAAGATCTGTCCATCCGCTGTTCTTTTCAGCATTCTCTATGGCGGTTACCATTTCTTCGTCTGACCACAATCCATCCATTACTTCGTAATTTTCATTTGTCATTGTTTCACTTCATTTGTATTTTTCTTTTGTGTTCTTATATATGGTTGCTTAATTGGTTTTTCTGTTGCAACAGGTTCAGTAGGAGTTTCTACAGGAGCAACTGGTACTGGCTCTGGTACTGTTTCAGGGGGTATTTCAGGTATCACTTCTGTAGCATTAACCACAGGAGTGGCCTTTTTACTTTTGATTATTGGCTTGGGCTTAGCCTCTTCTACCAATGGGCGCACTTCTTCGACTTGTTCTCCGCGATACATCTTCTGTATGATGGTGTATATAGGAGTATCCCCGACGCATCCATTAGGTGTCTCAGGCAAGATTATCTCTTTGTTTGCAAAGTCTGCCCTTCCTCCACCGAATACTGTTTCAGATCCCTTTATCTCAAGTCTGTATACTCCATCCTCTGCAATGGTCCTTCCCGTGAAATTCATTTTACTGGATATCATGCATGCCATCTTATATTGGATGTTAGGCTTGATTGTAGTGATCGTTGCTTCTCTTTTCGGGTTGACGGTGACAGTCGCGTCATGGCTGATGTAGATGATATTCGGTATCGGCAAAGAGTTGAGGGCAAATATCCATTTGTCAAACTCAGTTGATACCGCTTTCCATCCTCTTCCATATCCGCCGTCGTCTTCGTGTTCCCATCCATTCTTATCGAGAACGAATTTTCTGCAAAATTCGCATATGTCGTCAACTAGATCTACAACCACAGTATCGAATGTTCCTGGGTTGTTTTTCAATTGCTCGACTATCTCTTGGAACACAACCCATCCGCTTTTGATGATCTTTTTTGTTCCTACCATTCCCATTTCCATATCGGATACAAGAATGGACGGCCATACTTTTGCTACACGCTCCCCGTTTATCGTCTCTCTGTCAGTTGTAACTTGATTACCATCTGTAGAGATAATGAAAACGTTTGGGAATGCATTGGCAAAATATGATTTGCCACTGAACGATGTTCCGTATACGTATATTCTTTTTCTTAATGCTGGGTCTAGTATTATTTTTCCAGGTCTTGGTAATTCTATCATTTATTTTTTCTCCTTATTGTTTTTTACATATTTCGGTATGGTCACAATAATTGCATAGCCATTTGCCATTCTCTTTGCATTTTGGAAACAGCGTCAGTCCTTCGTCTGGAGTTTCCGCGAGATATATCATATCTTCTGCATTATCTGCCGAATCGGTGAATATCCCCCATGCATCTATTGGATCTATTTCAGGGGATATAATAGTAGGATCTTCTATTTTGGATATAAGATCATCTGCTCTTTCATCCCAAGTTTTCAATTTCCAATTAGGCGGATTGCTTTTCATTATCAGATAATAACCACTAGTGATACCGCTGGCATATTCGTATAATGGCAATTGCAGGCTTTTCGCAAATCTATCAGTACCGCTTGACAACTTGAAGTCGATGATACTCTCTTTATTAGGATGCATCCAATCGATATACCCAACGAACTTGCGTTTGTTGTGTCCTTGACCCCATTCCTTGAGCACTTCGACTTCAAATGAACCGCCTTCGGGTATATGTTCTTTCATACGACTAGCGTATTCAGCTATAACCTGTTCCCAACAACACGATTCTTCTGTAATCATAGGTATTCCGCCAGAATAATACTTCTTACGCGCCTCTTTTGCAGACATGTACATAGAGTTACCCATATAGGATCCTAATACTCCAGCGTTACCTGGGTCTTTAAGCCATTTCTTTTCCAAATGCAACACGTAATCATAATAGAATTTACGTGGGCAATTTTCATAAGTATTGAGCTTGCTATAGGACCAAATAGGTGTCTTTGCAGTTGCCATCACAATACCTCATTTTTAAATTTAGCTTCCATTTGCGTTATTATAACCATTAGTTCGGTTAAGTTATCTTCTTCGATGTTCCCATTGAATTGCAATATCTTACCTTGTTCGACTACTCCGTATACCAATTTGGCTGTATCGCATATAATGTATCCTACATCTAATTGGATATACACTTTTCCTGCTCTATATCTAGGAATAAAACCTGCCTTATCATAGAGTGCTTTTACGAGTTCTTTATCTAATTCTGTTTCTTTTGGTCCTATCTTATCGAGAAACCATAACATGGATTCTATGCATCCTTCATCAAGAAATTCAATATAGGAATCGAATTGCTTAGGCTGATGGCCCCATTGCATGGATAGACGTTCGTTCTGATAGGATATTATCTTATCAGTAGAACAGTCCGAACCGATTAGTTTTCTATTAGCCGTATAAGCTACTGCCCAACCTTTAGCGGTTAGCCAATCCTTGATAAGGATGTCATGCATCATATTATTGCGCCTCAAATCTACAATAGCATCTAACTATTTTAACTTGTTTAGACCTTTTAAATTGGGGATACCTCTTAAAATGGGTACCCCCCTTATAAATATATTTGATTTTCTAGTAGATACCATGACATTATAGGAACATAAATAATTCTAGTAGCAATAATAAAATTTAAAATTTCTAGTAGTAAAAAAAGATCTAGTAGTAAAACGATTTTTCAGGTCGTGTTGGTCAAGGATCTATATACCATCGATGGTCTCCAGATCACGCGCTCGACTTCGTGATCCTTCATCGACCTGAGGTATTATTTATGTCACGATATTCTACTAGAATCCCAGTGGAAATACCGCAATTTCGTATAGGATTTCAAAGGATATATAGTTACGTATACCCTGAATATTGGTCTTATAACATGCTCATATTGTTAGAAACATAATATATGCGCGTGCGTAATAAAGGAGAAGATACAGACCTGTTAGAAATGCAAAGCTTTATAAACCCTTTCAAATTTGATAATTTGGTGATAATCATCCCAACAAAAACTATATGCGATGAT